CGGAGAATACCTGTATCCTGCTAAAGGCGGACGAGATGCTGACGCATTCTACCACCTGCTGAACATAGGACTACCGCAACCATGAAAAACCTGTCAGACAAGTTCTTTACGATAGTTGCGGCTATGGCTAAGGATCGAACTATCGGGGATGCCGGAAAACTTCCTTGGCACATGCCGTCCGAGTTGCGTCACTTTAAATCTATCACCACAGGAAAGGTCGTAATCGCCGGTAGGAAGACCTACGAATCGCTCCCAAAAGCAGCGCTGGCAGGGAGGCAATACGTAGTGGTCAGCAGAGACCCCTACTACGTTCTACGTAGGGCAGAGGACATACTGGCCACGGATCTTGAAGAGGCCGTGTTTGCAGCAGCTTACACCTCACCGTCAGCCGAGATTATGGTAATCGGGGGTGGCGAGATATTCCGACAGGCTGCCGAGTTCGCGGACCGCGCCATCATCTCTACGATAGATGCCGAGTTCCAGGGAGACACCGAGTTCCAGGCGGACTTGTCTGGATGGAGGTCGGACAAGGAGGAAGAGATCCGCTGCGAGACATCCGAACTAACTGCCACGATACACTACCTAACAAGGCCTGCAGATGGGAGACTGACACCCTGCACCGGCATCTGTTCATCTTCCTCCCTTGGCGATCCGGTATGTGCAGGCTGCGGGAGAAAGTCAAAGGAGGTGGACTTATGGTATCTCCAACCAAAAGCCTATAAAAGGCTGGTAACGAGTCGATTAAAGGAGAGTCAAAGTGACAGGACTTAACCCGATCAAAGAACCCAAGCCTGCCCCGGAGCGCAGCCTAAACCTAAATATTAAGCAGGCAGTTTCCATGGTAGCTTCTGCGATGAGGGAAGGCATGCTAGACCCTGACGATGTGTTGATGCTGGAACAGGGAGGTATTCACCGGACGCAAGTAAAGCAGAGCGTATATGAGACCTATGAGGATCTGCTGGCGACTGCGCAGGAAACCCTAGCTGAGGTTAGATCCAACAAGGTCATGATCCGCGAGTCTCCCGCCGAGTTCAGCCGGATAGTTGGACTCGTAGTGAAGCTGATGGATTCAGTAAGAAAGTCTCAGTCAGAGGCTCGCAGGGTAGAGGAGTTGACGGCACTGGAATCTGCCCTGCATGGGTGCATATCTGACATCCAGGATGAGGTGTCGGGCAACAAGGACCTTGAGGTCCTTGTCGATTCTGCAGTTAAGACTATGATGCGTAACTTGGAAGACAACCTCAAGAACATACAGGCCAAGTACGAGGATTAGGTTGCGATAGGGTCGGTCTATAAGGTAGTATCGGCCACATAGATACAACCTATCGGAGTGAATTATGAACACTAAAGAGCTTATTAAGGTAGTGCACGAAGAAACTGGGCTGACTTATCGCGAAAGCGAGCGAGCTGTCAGGTCTGTAATTGGTCAAGTTAAAGAGGCGGTTGCAGGTGGGGACGAGGTCAACCTGAAGGGTTTACTGAATATTAAACGTGTCCACCGTAATGCCAGAGTATATAAGTCCGGAATGACAGGCAGCACAGTGACTAAACCAGCGCACACTCGGCCAGTTATTAGTCTTTCGGGCCCGCTGGTGAAAGAAGCCACGCGCGATATTAACGGTTGACTTGCAGCTGACCTTCTGCGGCGATAAAAGGCCTCCTAGGAGGCCTTTTTCTATAACTTAATTCTAGCTCCGTCATCCCGACCGAACCTAGAGCCAGCGCCGAGAGACGGCCCTTTAGGTCGGAAGGTAGACATAGCCGGCGGCATATACACACCTGAGCTAGCCCCTTTAGCTACGGCACCCACCACCATATAAAGTAGAGCATGTACAAAGTGGTCAGGCTCATTAGAAGCAACTTTGATCCACTGCTCTTCAGGCTGACCGTTGTTATCCTCCAAACGGGTAACAACTTTTTTCACGTTGGCCATATTCCTTCTCAGGTCAGCAATTTTCTTCTCATTCCAGCCCTTAGGCAGCCTTATCTTGCCAGACTGCCATAGGTAGAGAAGGTGGTTTAGCATTTTAGTCCGGTAGACTTTCGCCACTCGGTCGTCATTATCAACAGCCAACAGGTCGGCAGTACCAAAGCCGCCAGACACATACTGAGCCTGAAGCCCCCAAGTTGCTGCAGATACCTTCAACGCTGCGGTCTGATCCGGAAGCTGGTCAATTACCAGCGACCGGGCATTATACTTTTTCTGGACGTAGGCCAGACGGTCGAAAAGTTCCGGTTCAGGGAAAGCCTCAGCAAACTTACCTGTTAAAGTAACGTCGTCAATCGTCTTATGTACAGGGGAGAACCTTTCCCACTCATGTACGGTCACTTCTTCCGGCATGCCAGATGAGGCAACTTTAACCCTACCGATCACAATGTCAGATGTAGCGCCCACGTCACAGCCTACCGCACAGCCCTGTAGCCTTTCTCCATTCTCCACTGCAACTCTTTCGGTTGTGAAAATGCTCTTGTCGTCGATACCCTTAAGACTGAAGGCTTGGTCACCATCCTCATAGGCCTCCCCTAGAACAAAGTTAACCCAGTCGCCATGACTGAAACCGCCTTTCGCCTGAGAAAGGATCTTAGGGATGTCGTTGAACTCGTAAAAGTCGTAGGGCTTGGTCTCGAATCCGCGGTGATCAAGGACGCCTGGACGCTGCGCAACCCATTCACGGTCTTTGGCCAGCAGCTCCTCATGCAGCTTCTTGCCACACTTCTGGCACTTGAGGTAGGCAGATGAGATGTCAACCCCAGGAGTGCCGACATAGTGGCCTCTGAATTCAGAGAGAGGCCTATCGAAACCGGGGATGACTACATCATCAAAGAAGTTAGGCGCCTGACGAGTTCCGCAGCGACCGCACTTGACCATGTAGCGCATGCCATTAGAACTTTGCAGCAGGCCGTCTACCCCGTAGCCTGGCAAGGTTGGAGTAGAGAATCGGTACAAAACCCCGCGCATGGTATCTTCGGTGCCTGGGATATTGAACTCGGTCGCGTGACGGATACGGGACTCATACTGGCCTGCAATCTTCATGTTCATGAAGTCGTACTCGTCGAGAATCACAGCTTCCGCAGGAGTGGAGATAGCGCCACCGGTGGAGTCCTGAGTACCACCAAGGTGGACAAAGCTAGACCCTACTTGCCGAAGAAGAGTAGTCTGAGTGGTCCCACGACCGTAGTTCAGGGCAGGACAGCTGTCGATGATAGGTTTAATCCGGACGGTACTGTTCTTCTCGGCCATCTTACCAGTAGGCATAACATACAGGATGTTTGCTCCCTTCATACAGGCAGCAAACGCGACAGCCATTCGGATAGTAGCCTCGGTAGCGCCGATCTGCGATGGTTTAATAATGCTTACCTTTGGGTGCGGCTCCATTTGATCGCCACCCATAAACCAAGCAGCCTGAGCCTCGTGGCCCTTAAGACTGAACTTCTTGTCTTTTATGTAAGTATTTCTCGTTGCCCAAGACAAGGCACCGGCCAGGCCTAGCCGAGAGTCGACCGCAGTACCCATGCGATCCAAGTATTGTTGGTATCTTGGCGATAATGATCTCATCTCTGCCCCTACTGCGGTAACTGGTAAAATATTCTAATCTGGTGGTATCATAGCGCACAACCAACCATTCTACACCGGCAGACATTTATGGCACAGTCACCAAAGATCAAGCCCATAGTAAGACCCAAAAAGACACCAAATAAGGCGCAGTCTCAGGTAGTAGGTCAGAACGTGGACGCCGGTTCAGAAATCACGAACCCGGACAGAAGTTACACCTTCTACACCGGCAGAGACCTGCTTTCTCTGATCAACAGCGGGGCTGCCACCGACGCTGTAAGGCGGATGGTTAGAACTTCCGACTCTACCGTATCCTCAGACGTTAGCACGAAAGCCACTCTGGCCAACTCAGGCTATGAGGTGACAGCTTACAACTCCCAGACCATGGAGTTTGACGCCGAGGCGACGATTGCGGCGACCAACGTACTTAAATCTCTTGGGAGGGTGTACGACTACACGAAAGGCTTCGTAGCCAAGCCGTCTATCAGCGAGGTCCTCCACAGGATGCTAGTTGATACGCAGATAACCGGCGCTCCGGCGGCTGAACTGGTTATGGACAAGGATAGGCTGCCCTCTCACATCAACACCATAGCCTACGACTACCTGAAGAAGATTGCCAAGAAAGACGGCGGATGGTTCCCAAGACAGGCCATTCCGCGTCAGGATGAGGTTGACCTAGACTACCCTAACATCTTCCTAAGTGAGATGCTGAAGGACTCAGGGTCAGTTTACGCGATCAGCCCAATTATACCAGCCCTACCAGACGTCTTTGACCTTAGGGTGTTTAAAGACGATATGCAGAGAGCGGTGAGCAGGGCGGGTCATGGAAGGTTAGTGGTTACCGTCGACTACGAGTCGGTGTTCAATAATATGCCGGACGAAGTAAAGTCTGCGGATAAAGAGGTCATTTATGCTGAGATGGAGAAGGCAAGGGCACAGCTTCAGGGCATTGTCGATGAGCTAGAACCACAGGACGCTCTAGTTTCCTGGGATTCTGCGACGGTCGATGTTAAGGACGGCTCAGGTTCCAGAGCAGATTACAAACCTCTGCTTGAGACTAAACTGAGTCAACTTGCATCAGCTCTGAAATCCAATTCATCAGCGCTAGGCCTGCGCATCGAAGGCTCCCAGTCTCTTTCCAATACTGAGTCACTGATCTACCTGAAGCAGTGTGCCGGCATACAGAAACCGGTGGCAGACGTGATGACCCGCATGCTTACATTCGCCTGCCGCATCCTCGGCATGGACGTCACCGTGGACTTCAAGTTCAAGGATATCAATCTGCGACCAGAGGACGAGCTTGAAGCCTTCAAGACTTCACGGCATAGCCGATACAGAAAAGACCTATCTGACGGCCTAATATCTGACGCCTATTTTTACCACGTTACCGGACTGCCCCCGCAACCTACGAACCTATCCGGAACCGGATTTGATTCTGGAGCAGGCAAAGGAGTCCCTGAAACTACGTCTGGCCCCCAAGAGGACAGGCTACAACCTGACAACGATGTGCCGCGACGCGGCGGAGGATCGGATCAATGAGTGAATTCTCTATCTGGCTTGGCTCCCATAATGTAGCCCTGGATACAGCCGCAAGGATTACGCTAGGACATGAGAGGTACGTCCCGGAAGCCGCCAAGTATAAGGACAAAAAGGGGCCGATGGCCACTGCCAGCTTCTCGTCAGAAAATGGCCTATACGGCTACATGGCGCAGAGGCAGGGCAGGCAAGGAAGAACGGCCATGATCTCCATCCAGGGCGGCATGGTGCAACGGGCCGAGTGGTGGCACGAGTATGTAGGGCTGCCCAGCTATGAGGCCATCAATCAGGCCCTAGCGGCAGCGTCCGCTGACGAGTCTGTGGATAGCATTCTGCTGAATCTCGATTCCCCTGGAGGCATGGTGTCTGGGATCGACTCAGTTACTGATACTATGGCTAGGATAGATAAGCCGATAATCGGATACACGGACGGTGTAATGGCATCAGCCGCTTACTGGATAGGATCTAACACTGATATGTTAGTCAGCTCTCGCCTAGCTACAGTGGGTTCTGTGGGGGCTATTGTCATCCGGCAGGACATCACTCAGATGCTTGAGAAGGCCGGCATCAAGATGGAAATCTACAGAGCCGGTGACAACAAGGCCAGGATGAACCCGTTCGAGGATATGAGAGAAGAAGACAAGGAACACCTGCAAAGTAGTCTGGACGAAAGCTACTCAGCCTTCCTGGATCAAGTCGCTATAGGTAGGAAAGGTAAAGTAAGCCGACAGGGACTTGAGGAGCTGACGGAGTACGGTAGGACGTTCTCGGGTAAGACGGCATACGCTAAAAATCTGGTTGATTACAACGCCTCGCTTATTGAAGTCCTTGAACAAATGGACGAAACAATCAATAATAACGATCAAAACCCCATGTCGTCCATAGGTTAGAGCTATGGAAGACAGGAAGTAGCTGACAAAGGTACTTACTATGTTACGCAAACGTCACGGCCGAGTGGTCTGCTTGGCTCCTGCTTCTGAGCACGGTTCTGTTGATGGACTGGCTCAGGCCATGCAGGAAAATCTGAACATCTCGCCTGCAGAGTTAGAGGCAGCAGCCAGTCTTGAAGAAGATGGCGCCGAAGAGGAAGGACCTGAGCCTGTACAGACTCCGGACGAGCCAGAGGAATCTCCTGCAGATCTGGACGCATCCGCAGGTCAAGATCTGCAGGCCAAGCTGGACGCGGCTCTGGAAGAGAATAAAGCCCTGACAGCACAAGTGTCTCTGCTGGAAAGACTTAACAGCACCCTGAACTCTGATAAGTCAGGCATGCAGGCCAAGCTAGATGTGCAGGCATCAGAACTTGAAAGCGCTGCTCAAGCCTGTGAAGCCCTAAAGCCGGGGGCGGTGCGGGCGGTTAAAGTCCTGTCACGAGTCCTCGGAGAGCCGGTAGCGGATGACCTCTCAAGCAAGTCAGCAGCCGAGATCGGCTCTATCTGCGCGTCCCTGATCTCGAAGAACGAGAAAGTGATGCCTAACCGCCAAGTTTCAAATGAAATGCCTACAGGCACCGGTGCCGAGCCGGAACAAGTAGTTGTACCAACCGCCAGCGAAAGCGGCTTGTCCAACTTCTAAACTACACCAGGAGAGAGATAATGGGTCCATTATTCGACGAAAACATCTCCAACTCTACCTACCCGGCAGACACGGTCTACTTGACTGGTGTAGCAGGTAGTGCAGATGTTGGCAAACCTGTAATTCTGGCAGGCGCAACTACGTTCGCTCTGGCCGAAGACGGCGACGACTTTGAAGGATTTATCTACGCAGTTGATCCTGTCTTCGCTGACGGCACTGTCACAGGCTCGATTCAGCGACAGCCTCTGCTGCGTAAGCGTGTTATTAATGCAGGCGCTACTCAGCTGGCTATTGGTGACACCGTGGTGGCGGCAGCTCAGGT